TAATAGACCGGTTAGAGTAGTAGTATTTCCGCCTATTGGTTGTCCTAGCCCTTCTATATAAGCATCATCTGTGCTAGTAACAGTTTCGTAAAGGCTAGTAATAATGTTAGTAATAACTCCAAGATGTTTAACCTTAACAGGCGGACTAATCCATATAGGAGTTTCAAAACTTAGTGTAGCAATATCTATAGGTGTATCAACGCCACTTGGTACTTGTCTACTAGACCAACTTGTGCTAGTTAAATTTAACACACTTAAACTAGTCCAGTCGATATAATTGTCTGTGGTTTGTAATTCTAGACTTGGGTTAAACAGTACAAGTATTTGTTCTAATATTTGTAACTTTTGTTCAGTACTAGTACTCCATACATCTGCTTTCATAGTCAGTTTAAACGGAGTAGGCATTAAACGTTCAACAGTATAATTTTTTCCCTGTCCTTGTGTATATTGACCGTCATTAATATCGCGTTCTCTTATATGTAGCTTGCCTACATACGTGCTATCGCTTAGTCTTTCTCTGTCTAATTCTAAACCAGTAATATAAACAGCAATACGCGGCGCACTGTTAACTGTATTTTCTGAGTTGTTACGCAGTATACTTGCAGACTGACGATCCATGTCTCCGTACATAACTGGAACACGCACTAGTGTACCATCGCCGTATTTCACTACAAAGTTACTCAAGACACGAATAGTTTGTACTAGGTATCTTCTTATCTGCCCATCATAAAAAAACTGCATTATAAATCCGCCTTTGGTCTAAGAGCTTTTGACAAGCTCTGTCTTTGTGCTTCTTTGCCGTTACAGAAACTAACTCGCCAAGTCCCGGTTTTATTTACAGCATCGTTGTTTGGTAATGTAATTTTAACTTTACCTGCAGACTGACTAACAATTCCTCGATAAACTGGATCAGTAGTAGCAGGATAATCAGCTATTGTATATGCAACTTCAAATAAATCTAATTTCAATACTAGATATAATGCTGTAATTGGGTATGCAACTTCTGTTACAAAATTATTATCGCCTTCGGTAAGTCTAACATAATCTATTTTTACAGCTTGATCATAAATGTAAGTTGAATTATTAATAAATCCAGTTTTCAATGTTTGACGACTTGGGTTAGTTAAGTCTATTGCACGAGTCGGATCTTCATTCGTTAGATTCATACGAACCGAATCTTCAACTTTAACCCATCGAACTCCATCAAAGCGGAATAGTCTGTTTGGTAAAAAGTCAGTACGTAAAAAGAAATCATCGTTGCCTGGAAACTCGGGGAATTGTATACCATGCCCAAAATCATAACCGTTAACCGGAAATCCGTCGCCAACTAGGTAACCAGTGTATCCTGTACGTTGTGGTCTATTTTCTGTACTACTTGCATTGTAAGATGCATTACTAGCATCTAACTCTGTTTCGTCTGCGGTTTGCAAACTAGCACGACCTTTCTCATCAACTGCTAAAGTATAAAATTGTCTAGTTTCATATCCGCTTTGTTTTGCATTAGCTTCTGCCTCAGACAGTACACTATTATTGATAGCAATTTCTTGATTGTAAGTGCTGAGTAAATCTTTTAGTGTGGTGCCACTTGGGTCAGGATCACCATTTATGTCAGTAGCAACTTGATTAAGAATATCAGCATATTGTTGTCCGGCCGTTATTTTTTTAAGTTTTAACCTATACAAATGTGGGTACCATGTTGCACTAAATCCCTCCGATGCACGGCCTACATCTTCGATAACATAGTATCTTGGCAAACTAACATCAGCATCAAACAATGCAAATTGATCACGTAAGTGCGGTAATTCAATAACATCTCCGCTAATAGGTTTACGTCCTATGTGCTTGATAAAGTCATTAATGTGTACTGTCATATACACAGTATCATTGTCTATAAACAAGCCAAATTGACTTAGATTAAAATCAATGTTTTGTACATTATACATTCCACGCAATTTATAAATGCTTTGGTCGTATTTTCTATCACGATTTTCTAAAAATACAACATCCTGTATCGCAGTTACGGGCAAATTTTGTGTAGGATCAGTAGGGTCTAAAACGCCTATATATTTGTGCAAATATACATCAGTCCCGCCAGCTTGAAACATCTCGCTAACTTGTCGATCTATGAATTTGTAATCTTGCCCTCGTTCGGGCTTGTATAAGGAAAGTCTTGGCATATGATATTTATCGCTAGATAAATATACATGGAGAACTAATTATGGCAGATACATACCCTTCAGATCCCGGACAATCCGACAGTCTCATAGAACGTAATAAAGTATTCGATTACGTCCGTGATATGCTGGGCGATGGAATGGTTGAAGTAGAACTTGATCCTAAACACTACGAAACAGCATTAGATCGTGCTATAAACAGATACCGTCAACGTAGCTCAAATAGTGTAGAAGAAAGCTATATGTTTTTAGAGTTAATTCAAGATGTTAACGAATATCGATTACCTGAAGAAGTGGTTGAAGTACAAAGTGTATTTCGCCGTGCAATCGGTAGTCGTAGTGGTTTGGGTGCAGGCGGAACATTGTTCGAGCCGTTCAACTTGGCGTACACAAACACATATTTGTTAAGCGGTACTATGATGGGCGGGCTAGCAACATACGAAATGTTTGCAGGGTATCAAAAGCTAGTAGGTCGTATGTTTGGTAGCTATATTGAATTTAAATGGAAACCAACGAGCCATACACTAACGATCCTACAACGTCCGTTCGCCCAAGGCGAGCAGATCTTAATTCGTTGCCATAACTATCGTCCTGATTTTGTATTGCTACAAGATATCTACGCAAAACAATGGTTGCGTGATTATACACTTGCAGTATGTAAACTAATGTTAGGAGAGGCACGCTCTAAGTTTGGTAGTATTGCTGGCCCAGGTAGCCCAATAACACTTAACGGAACAGCACTACTTGCGGCAGGCAAAGAAGAACTAGTAGCATTAGATAAAGAAATTGATCTTAATACTGCTGGCGGAACACCATTAACATTCATTATTGGTTAAAAAATATTTGACGTTGTAATAAAACTGTTATATACTAGCGTTACATTAGGAGACGCTATGATTATAGGTGTATGCGGTTTTATTGGTTCGGGCAAAGATACTATTGCCGATTATCTCACTAACTTTCATGGCTTTCGACGAGAAAGTTTCGCAAATACTCTTAAAGACGCAGTTGCTCAAGTGTTCGGTTGGGATAGAACTATGCTAGAAGGGCGCACGAAAATGGCCCGAGAATGGCGAGAGCAAGTAGATCCGTGGTGGGCAGAACGCTTGAACATGCCGCATCTTACTCCACGCTGGGTTCTACAATATTGGGGTACTGAAGTTTGTCGTAAAGCGTTCCATGATGATATCTGGATTGCATCATTAGAAAATAAACTGCGCAACTCTAAAGACGATATTGTCATTTCAGACTGCCGTTTTCCTAATGAAATTAAATCAATTAAAAATGCTGGCGGAATTGTTGTTCGTGTTATTCGAGGCCCGGAACCAGAATGGTATGATTGGGCAGTAAGCGCAAACGCAGGAGAGCGTGGCAATTTTAGTTGGGCTACTAGTAAAACAAAACTTGAAAAAGTAGGAATACATGCTAGCGAAACAGCTTGGGTAGGAACAGCATTTGATGCAGTATTAGATAATAATAACAGCATCGATGAATTGTTTGCCCAAGTTAAAGGTCTGGTATCAAATCACCTTGTTTCCAGCGAATCCCTTCTTGATGCAGTAGTCGCTGGCAATTAGCACAAATAGTTTTAAGATTTGTAGTACGGCAGTTATTAAGATTGCCGTCTACATGGAACACATTAAATTGCTCAGGATGCTTACTACGGTATCCGCACTTTTCACAATTATCTTTCTTTTTATATCCTAACTGACTCCAACGAGGTTTCTTAGGAGTGCCACCGCGACTACAGGTATCACATTTAGAACGATAAAAAGGTCGTCCTTCTTTGTAATAGTTCACAGCACATGGTCGTTCACCACAGGTTTTGCATAAAGAGCGCATGTACATATTTATAACCGCCCTTTTCACTGCCCTTTTATAGGTGTATATTAGTACCAAAAAGTAAAAAACCACTAAATACATGTAGAATTCGTATTCATGGAGATCATAGAATGGCTACATTAAACTCACCTGGCGTAAGCGTAACGGTAATAGACGAAAGTTTTTATACACCGGCTGCACCTGGAACAACACCTTTAATCGTTATTGCTTCTGCTGAAAGTAAGCAGAATAGTTCCGGTACAGGAACAGCACCCGGCACATTAAAAGCTAATGCTGGACAAGTATACTTACTAACAAGTCAGAAAGACTTAGCAGATACTTTTGGTACACCGGTATTTAAAACAGATGCTAACAACAATCCTATTCATGCTGGCGAACAGAACGAATACGGTTTACAAGCCGCTTATAGTTATCTAGGTGTAAGCAACCGTGCGTATGTAGTACGTGCAGATATGGACTTGGATCAATTAACAGCTACTCCAAACGCACCAGTTGGCGAACCAGCTGACGGTACTATTTGGTTTGACACAGCTAACACATTGTTTGGTATTTTCCAGTGGAATAGTGCTCCATCAACTACACCAGGCGGACAAAGTTTCGGCGTTAAAACTCCAACAGTTATAACTGATGTTAATAAACTCGTTGGTGCTACATCTAGCGGAGCTCCTATTACTGCACTAGGCTCAATAGGTGACTATGCTATTGTTGTAACAGAATCAGTAGCTAGATTATATTATAAAAAGCCATTAACCAGCACAGCCGCTGGCACTTGGGTAGAAGTAGGAAGCGGAGCATGGGCCGCAAGTTGGCCCGCAGTGCAGGCAGCAACATCTACTGCTCCTGCTAGCGGTGATACTCTAGTGATCAACGGTGAAACTGTTACAGGCGTAACAACAACCGACGGACTAGTTGATGCTATTAATGCTAAGTCTGCATTAACTTCAGCTGGCATCACAGCCGCTAAAATTAACGGCAAATTAGAAATCTACTCAACTGCTAACTCAGTTACATTGTCAGGCACAACAGTTGCTAAACTTGGTCTGCAATCAAATGTAGAATACTTGGCTCCGACTGTCAATATCAAGCCGCACTATCAAGTTCCGCTATTTAAGAAATTAGATTTCAATACTGGTGAGGTAGCAAATGGCCGGGCAACTGGTAGTATCTGGATTAAAACTACAACTCCTAACTTAGGCGCTGATTGGATCGTTAAAAAATACAGCTCAGCCGCTAAAGCATGGCAGATTCGCAGTGCTCCATTATTTGTAAACTCAGCAGCCGCACTTGCGTCACTTGATACTACCGGTGGTGGTGTTAATTTATCAGCAGGTACATTGTATGTTAAAGCAAACGACTTAGCTGATTATAGTGCAGACGGTGACACACCTTTTGGCACATTTAGAATTTACAAGCGTGTTGCCGGTGCAACTACAAAGATTTCATCAATTGCATTGACTAGCGGTACAACCATATTTGGTAGCGGTAGCAGTCAATTTGAATTTGATGTTAGTGTAACGAATAAAGGTGTATCACACTTTAGTTCACCAGTCACAGTAACAGTAGTTGCTGATGGCGTAGGCGATATTGCAAATGCACAGAAATTTGTAGAAGCATTCCATGACGCAGGTATTGATAACTTAACAATCGAATTTGATACAGAAAATAAAATCAATATTATTCACAAAGAAGCAGGCGATATTAAATTTGTTGACTACGATGGATTACTTGAAGACAGTGGATTATTTCCAGTAAATGCAAGAAATAACTTGTTTTATGATCCTGAAGATACAAGCGGCGGTGATGTTCTACTAATTGCTAGTTTATGGACTAGTAGCTTGAATGGTTCTAACGGCGCAGTATCAAGTGGCACAGCTCCTTCGAGCATTCCGGCAGACGGTACATTATGGTATAACTCACTAGTAGACGAAGTTGACATTATGATCAATGATGGCACAAAGTGGGTCGGATATCAAAATTACTCATGGGACTCTAATCCATGGGCAGGCGGTCCTATTGTAAGTGCTTCTAAGCCAGTACAAACTCCGGACAATACACCATTAGTTGATGGTGATCTATGGGTTGACACAAGCGATTTAGAAAACTATCCAAAGTTATACAAGAGAACAGGTACAGGTGTTGGCGGCAAGTGGATACTAGTTGACGATGCTGATCAAACAACTGAAAACGGTGTATTATTTCACGATGCACGTTGGAGTGGGGCAGGCGACGACGTAGAACCAGATAGCATACAAAAATTGTTAGATTATGACTATGTAGATCCAGATTGTCCAGATCCAGCACTATATCCAAAAGGTATGTTGCTATGGAATACTCGTCGTTCAGGATTTAACGTTAAGCGTTTTGTACAAAATTATATTGATTTAAATGCACGTAACCCACGTTATGGTGAGGGTGAAGGCCAAACAATGAACACGTACTATCCACATCGTTGGATTAGCGAAGCCGCTAATCAAGAAAACGGTGCAGGTACATTTGGTCGTAAGGCACAGCGTAAAGTTGTTATCCAAGCTCTACAAGCACTTGTTAACAGTAACCAAGTTATCCGTGACGAAGAAAGTCGTGTGTTTAACTTGTTAGCTTGCCCAGGATATCCTGAGCTAATTGGCGAACTTGTTAACTTAAACGTTGACCGTGGACTAACAGCATTTGTTGTTGGTGATGCTCCGGCTCGTTTAGCAAGTGATGCTACCAC